CGGTGTCTCCATACCGCACTTTAGACCCCGGGAAATTCTTTTCGACATATGATTTCGTGTCATCAATCATACTTCGACCCTTCCCAGTTACAGTAGACGCGATGGCGACACACGGAAGCATACCCTTCGATGCACCCGTAAACCCGTATACAGAGTTCATCGAAATCTTATACGCTAACTGCTTTGCATTATACATGCGCTGCGTCGCACCCGTAGAGTTTGCCATATCCTTTTTAGCTTGTTTCCTAAATTGTTTAAGTTCTGCCAAAATGGCTGGTAAAAGACTTGGGACGTCCTGTGCGAACTTATACTGACCGAACGTTTCGTATGTGACACCTGGAACATTATCATATTTATTATCCATCACAAGTGAAGAATAACACAGGTTATGCGCCATCATAATAGACGGGTACAGACCTTCAAAATCTAGGGCAGTGATCGGTGTATAATATGCACCAGATTGCGCTTCGAGAACGGTCGCCCCTTCATACCCAGCCGTATCCGTGTACCCGTATTCAAATGTGGGAACCCTGAAACCAAGTTCTCGAGCCTTTTTCGTGAGCTGACTAAATACCTTAATCTGCTGTCCCCGTTCAGCCAGGTAATTGAGGGGTACCCACGTCGCCTTCGCCATCTCGAGTAAATTCATCAACGTTGACAACTTCGCGATAAGTTTATGTGGGAGGATCGTATCTTTTATACAATACTCTGCAACTTCGCGCAGTTTTACCGGGTCGCCCTCCTTGAAACGTGCAAACATCTCCTTGGGAGACATATCAATTTTCTGGTCTCCTAGGTAAATTTTGGAAACATTGTCGAGCTTATACGAATCGAGCTTATACTCACGTTTCACTTCGTGAAACATATCGAATACGAACCGACCGGGAATAGGTACGAGTTTCAATTCATTATCACCGAGAGCGCTCGAAGACAGTTTTTTCGATACCAAATTACAAATATGGCCACGGAGTTTACTCAACTGGAAAAACTCTCGTGAACAACGCGTGTATGATGCGCGTTGCATAATATATTCCAAATCGAAACCAAATATATTCCAGCCAGTGATTACATCAACATCATGGGTTCGTAAATATTTACTAAACGCCGTGAGCATCTCACGCTCGGTGTCAAAACTAACGATATTGCACCCTTCTAAATTGGGATCTGTTTGTCCATAGCATAGACATGTCTTATCATACAGTTCATCGTCAGAACCGAAATGTGTAAGAGAAATAGCAATCTGGAAACAAACGTCCCCAGGAACTTTCGGATCTGGAAATTTACCGGTCGAACTGTAACATTCTATGTCTACAGACGCTACTACAAATGGGGCGATACTATCTGTTTTAACCGGTGTGAGTTTTTTCCAATCTTTGCAAAAGAGGTCAATGTCAGTATGTGCGTGACACGCTCGAATCACACCGTCATTCGTGTCGACCCAACCCGTAGACTCTATACCGGTCTCGTGCATCAGGCGAAGGACGGGGTCAATATTCGCTTCGTAAATATGGATCTTCTTATTGAGATCTCGAATTGGTTTTCTCAGGCGGTTACTCACTTGCCTTCGAGCTGTTAAATCCCTACAAAAAATTTGTAAAAATGCATGTGTTTCTTCATTTTGGAATCCCCACACATCCTTCGCCTTCACCACTTCAAACCCCGTGATGAGATCTTCGTAACACGCATCTTCTATGTACCGCATCAATGCTTCCTTCATCATACCCTTTGGGATCTTCACGAAGAAGTAGGGTGTATAATTCGTGGTGACACACACGGACTCCCCTTTACTCGTCTTACCAAACAGTCGGATAACATGCGTCTCCTCTTCGTCACGTGAATCCCAAATAAGAACTTGAAATTGGACCATACTTCGTTATAGTGGGAAAATTTTAATATCATTACATAGTAAAATGTCAGCTGCGTTGATTGATCTTGTATCAAAGGGTGCTCAGGATGTATACATCACCGGCAGCCCCGAGGTTTCTTTCTTCCGTCAAAACTATAAGCGTCATACCAACTTTTCCATCAAGCCGGAACGTATGGACTACATTGGTTCGTTCGGGAGCTCCAACGAGGTGGTCATCCCCATTCGCTCTAAGGGTGATCTGCTCAGCTACGTGTGGATCGAAGCTGAGAACATCTCCAACGTTCTCACGAACACGAACGGTTTGTTCTCTTCTGGACAGGGCGATACGACCGAGTTCACTCTGCAAATAGGTGGCCAGGAAGTATGCAAACTTGATGCATTCTACATCCAGGGTGTTCACAACATTCTATACAATGACAACTCCGCGAAAGCCTCGTGTGCCACTACCTCAAGTGAGATCGGCGGTAACGCCAAGGCGGATGCGACTAACGCGGCGCGTGGTTGTGATTATTTCGTCATTCCATTCTTCTTCAGCGAAGATTGGACCAAGGCTCTCCCACTCGTTGGGCTCCAGTACCATACGGTCGAGATCCGTATCAAGTGCAGGTCTAATTTCACACCCACAACCACCCCCGAAGTGTACGGTACGTACGTGTACCTCGACACGGACGAACGTGACTTTTTCGTAAAGAACGAGCACGAGTTACTCATCACCCAGTTGCAATACCAACCCGTGACCTCTACTGACACTGATATTGATCTCACGTATTTCAATCACCCAGTAAAGGCACTCCACCTCGTATCGTCTGCAGTCGACGGCACAAACTGGGATTCGCAATATTCGTTTGATAGGTCAACCCTGTACATCAACGGTACACCCCTCTTCGAAAACATGTCCAAGACGTTCCACCACAATGTCGTTCACGAAATGCACGTCGACACACTCCCGTCTGATGTGCTTGACACTGCCCCCGTGTATACGTGGCCATTCTGCCTAAAGATGAACAAGGCTCAACCTTCCGGAAGTCTGAACTTTTCTCGTATTGATAACGCGAAACTTTCAATCACTTCCCCTACCGGTGGAGCTGGTAACAATATCAACCGCGTGTACGCTGTCAACTATAACATCCTCCGCGTAAAGGATGGTATGGCCGGTGTAGCGTTCGGTAATTAATTTAACCCGACGACCCAAAACCCTGCGTGCCTCGGACAGTGTCTTCGATCTCGATAACTTCTTCGATGGGTGGCGTTTCGCATCGCTCTAAAATCATTTGTGCAATCTTATCACCTTGCTTAATCATGTATTCCACATCCCCATGATTAAACATGATGACCTTAATTTCACCCGTATAGTCTGGGTCGATAACACCCGCACCTATATCGATACAATGTTTCGCGGCGAGTCCCGATCGGGGTGCGATACGAGCGTAAACGCCTTCAGGTAAACCAACCGCGATACCAGTTCCTACTATAACTCGTCCACATTGGCACGGGACAACAGTATCCTCAGTACTGTATAAGTCATATCCCACCGAACCAGGTGACGCACGGGTGGGAATAATGGCATCGGGTGAAAGTTTTTTAATCAAAAGCTGCATTTACTATTTTACGTGATACACCTTTAATGTACTTGTACATCAAGAGTGAAATTTTTACCCATTTTAATAGTTATCTTATTTTCGTCGACGAGTCGTTTAATTTTCACACCAAGTTTTAGGATTGTATCTACATACTTCTGGACCTTTGGATCGTCGGGGAGTGTAGGCATGAACATCATAAATCCAACCATCTTTTGATCCATGGAAAGTTCCGGGTCTGAAAGCATTTTCTTAACAGTGGCGGGAATATTATCCATTGTATATCGAAACGGTTTATTCTTTATATAGTTATTAAAATTCTAGGGTTTAGAGTATATCCATACTCACATGAAACTCTAGCTTATCTCCGTGACGCGCACTGAGACACTCGATATGGGTCTCTAGGTCACACGCAGTTTGTTGATATTCATAGACTATACCATCGGGGGTCAAGAGTGTGGGTTTCTGTACACGGGGGAGATCCATCACTGTGATTGGAATTGTCATATAGTTACAGTCTTCATAGTCCGGGAATACTTTGAAAGCGATAACGGGGTGTTTTGATAGGATAATCTGACCATTATCCAGATAATTTAAGGCGAGCACGTAGTAGTCGGGTTCGGCTTTGATGATGTTGGAAGACATTCTGATTGTTAAATTTTAATTGGAAATGATTTACTTAAGTTCAATCTAACGTATTGAAAGTTTACTTTTTACGCCCCTTGAGCGTCTGAACCTCGCGTACTTTCCACGCAGTCAGTGCGAGTAAAATCATGATGATAAGTAGTCCCATACCGTAGTCTTGAAGTTTGTTAGCCATTATATACAATATGCGTAGATATTAAATTAAACAATCACGTTTATAAAGAATAATATCTATATGTACATATATGACGAATACACCATTGTCAAGAGCTGCCCAGCTCGGTCACGTACAAGAAGTGGTGACATTGATCGAGGCGGGTGCTGACATCAATGTGTGTGATCACATTGGTTGGACACCACTCTCTATGGCAGCTGGAAACGGTCACGATGAGGTAGTGAAGGCCCTGATCGCGGCGAATGTGGACATTGACAATACTGATGTTATTGGTTGGACACCCCTGTTAAAAGCCGTTGAATATGGTCACGAGACAACAGTACAGATACTGATAGAGGCGGGTGCGGACATCAATAAGGCGTCGCATAGTGGTATGACGCCACTGATTAACGCCGCGTTGAAGAATCGTGAGACGCTACTACAGATGCTTAGCAAGGCGGGTGCGGTTAAATAACCTAAGTTGTTGTGGTAATGTGTCAAAATAGATCTAAAAATGTATTATCTGTATGGATAGACCAAGGTATGTTATAGTTGAAATACCTGACGGCTCTCTTCGAGTCGGACTTAATGAAAGTGTGCAACCCCCAAGTACCACAGAAGTTCCATACACACAATCATTTGTAAAGGTCAATGCGACATGTAGATTATTTACATTTATGAACATGGTGTTGATCATATTTAGTTTTAGTAGTGATCCAAATGTGGTTGGTTTGGCAAACCTAGTGGTATCTATATACTCGACTATGATATCACACGCCGAAATAAATGTTTCTCTACATGGAATTGTAATATTGTATATACCTATATCAATCGCAACTGCCTATTCGGGGAGTATGGCGATCTATTACGTATCAATTTTTAAATGGACTTGGTATATACATTACACTATATGGTTTATAATGTCAAGTGTGTCATTAGTAACATTAGAGCATACTGTTCAGTAAATTTATGGCATGTCATTGTTAAAAGTATAGATTTTAATAAACAAAATGAACAAGCTTTACGAGGTTAAAATAGTTAGACGTAATATAAGTAAGTATGGTGAATACACCCCTGTTCACCGCCACTCTATTCAACCGTCACGTGATGGTCAAGTCCCTGATAGAGGCGGGTGTAGATATCAATAAGGTAGAGGATGGGGGTGCGACACCGTTGTTTATCGCCGCTCAAAAGGAGTACGGATCGGTAATGCAAACCCTGATCAAAGCGGGTGCGGATATCAACATGGCTGATAATATTGGTAGAACACCACTTTACATCGCCGCAATGAAGGGCAATGTGGAGGTGGTGCGGATATTGATCGAAGCAGGTGTGGATATCGACACGACTGATAATATTGGTCGAACGCCACTGCATATCTCCATATTAAATGGTCATATAACGGTACCGAAGTTACTGATCAAAGCGGGTGCTGACGTCAACAAGGCGAATAATTTCGGCGCGGTGCCACTCTACGGCGCCGTTTATTACGGATATGAGCCGATAGTACAGATGCTACTCGAGGCGGGTGCGGACGTCAACAAACCAAGGGATGACGGTCGGACACCCCTATGGATCGCCACCGAAAATGACCATAAAAGTGTGATGCAGATGCTTATCAATGTGGGTGCGGGTATCAGTAACCTAAGTGAACCCAAATCCCATCATATTTTCAACCATGTCGTGCACCATGATCAAAGCTCAACCCGGAAACTACATCTTCTCCCCCATGAAAGTAGAGGATGAAGTGATCCTTTACATGTACCCCGTCATCGCCTTTCACATCTTCCCACAATACAGTGAAAATCGCTATGAAACACGGGCTATCACGGCTGCTGACCACAACAACTTTGATGGATGTATTGTGGACCTCTCATTTTCTCGCACTCTCCGAAGTCCCGATGGCTGGATATACGAAGAAGGTGTTGAACCCATGAGTGTTGAACACTATATCAAACGACTGAGAGGCGAACACGGAGACAAACTTGTCATGTCAGATGTAGTGAAAAAGTTTTTAGAGTGAGAATAGAATTTAAATTGTAATTTAATACTAATGCTCAGTCTAGTGATTATTCCGATTGCGTTTTTGGCGTTCACGTCTACGTATTGGATTTGTGTAATTGTGAACGCGCGTGATGATGTCGATTTAAGAAAATGTAGTCTCGTCCCGGGGTGATGTTTCGAGATCACGCGTTATTTTCTCAGTGTATATTAAAAAATGAGCATCATAATGTCTAAAGCATTACTGAAAACTAAACCCCGATACCCCCGTAACCCCAAGAAGAGTGTGACTCCTCCAGTACTCGTATCTGTGGACAAGGCGGGTGATCTCAAGCTC